TCAGTGAACCAACCGGTTATAGTTACAGAAGATACGCCTGCATCGCCTTCAGTGACCTCCGCTTTCCATGGGTGTTTGCCCATGCCGTCCAGTTTATTCCTACGCATAACCGTTCCTTCGATGGTCGGTGTAGAGAAGGTGATGGAATCTGCTTTTGTCTGCAGGTTAGTTGCAGGCAGGCCGAACTTCACGCGATAAAGCCAAAAATAACGATAAGTGCCATTGGCCTTCTGCGCTCTGAAGCCTACAGCAACAGGTGTACCCACATTCTCACTGGCAGAGATCAGCACACCGTTGTCATCGGTTGATGCTCCAGTTAGATCTGCCGCGACAGTTGGGCCAATGTCATCCACGCCGAGGGTGAGCGTGCCGCTATTAAAGTCTTTTACAACTTCTGCAGCACCGTCGTCCGCATATAGAATCGCCTCGATCAATTCCACCGAAAGCTCGGCGGTAATAGCTTTAGCAAGCACCGAAGGTACAGCATAGGTTTCTTCGCCGTTGGAATCTTCGGTTATCTTTGAATAGTACAGTCTGTCAAGACCGATAGTTGCCATGTGTTATTCCTCCAATCCATAGTTTGGTGTTACGCTGTAACACTTGCCACAATCAATGGCGTAATGATGATATCCGGTATCGTCCTCGTGTCCGATGTACCGTCGTTCAGTCACAGTAATATCTGCATTTAGCAAAGCCGTAGTGATCTGCCTTTTCCGCTGCTGGTAATTGCCTTTTGAAAACAGAGATATCCGCACTTCCTGCATATCAAAGCCGGGGCGATTATCAGCATGGACTTCAAATATGTCCGTCAGAGGGATAAAGACCAGATATTCGTCAGGAGGTACACCGCTGAACACACCGGTTTCGATAGGAATATGAAGCGGTTCCAACACTTCATTCAAATCCGAAAGTAGGCTCATATCTTGTTTACCTCCTCGTCAAGCTTTGCTTTCATTGCTTCGATACAAGGTTTTCTGCTGGTTGTTCTCGCCGGTTTTAAGAATGGCTTTGCCGGTTGACCTGATTTCCCATATTCGATGATATTGGCTATCTTTGCATTACTGTTACCGTCACGACGCGGCTCAGAAAAACCAATCTTAACGTTGTGGTTACCATACCTATCTTGCAGGGCGGGTGAAAGACCTAATGCCGCTGCAAGCTGACCTGTTGAACGCGAAGGATACTTTGTGTCACGACCAACAGCTGAACCCAGATTAGATTTTACCTTATCAAGCACAATCTCACCGCCGGCCTTAAGTACACGAGGGATTATTTCATCCGTTTTATCGTTCAACCGCGAAACCTTCAGAAGGAAATCCTCCGGCATCTTCATAGCCACTTTAGCCACTGGGCTTCACCTCCTTGGCGAGTACTTCAATGTACATTCCACGGCCTTTGACATCCTCCACTGAGGTAATCTCAAATCGTCCGTTTTCACACGCAATAAGCATTGAAGTCGTAACAGTGACACCGGGGATACAGCGAAAACGGAAAAGGTCGGTGGCTTCCGAAAATGTGGCTCTGTTCGCCCACATTTCGGTGCCGTGCCGACCTTCGCGATACGCTCTGATGGTAGCAACAATATTGTCAATCTCGGTGCTGAAGCCCTCCGAGTCCTTAATGGTTACTTTCTCAATAATGTCTATAAAGGTATTCATCTTTCCAAAGCTCATAAGCTACACCTTCCAATCCCGGTCAAGCCGCAGAAGTAGGTTCACCGTATTCCAAACTTGCTGACCTGCCTGCACGCTATCGGAAAAGAAACCAGCCGTCGAGCCATCTCTGCTTTCATAGAAATGGCTCGCCAGCATGATTACTGCCTGTTCCGTAGTGGGTTGCATAGTGTTTTCGGTGTAATACCCCTCAGCTACATGCTGGTAACTCTCCGCATAGGAGACGGCAGCTTTGATGTAATGGAGCAGAAGTCCATCGTCCGCGTCATGCGCCAGGATTAGGTTCGCTTTTACTTTGGGGAGAAGATTATCGGTTGTCATGCCGTCCGCCTCCTTCCGGTCATTCTTCGTCTGCTGCCATTAGTCCGGCTGCCTTTAGCTTTGCGAGTAGTGCATTAAAATCCGTGACAAGTGCGGCTGTATCTTCAGCTATGCTGTCAGCTTGATTCGCAGCCATTTTCACAAGCCCAGAGACTGTATCTGTAGCATCGGCAGGATATGCCGGGGCATATAGCTTGCTGTCTTCACCTATTTTAACTTCGACGGTATCACCTTCATCAGCAACTTCGGCCATTACACCGCCTAATGCTTCAGATGTTGCCGCAGTAAGTGCTTGCACATACAGCTTACCGTCTTCACCTATTTTAACTTCGACGGTATCGTCCTCACCGGTGGCAGCGGCTTTTACTCCGCCGAGAGTTTCCTCAGTTGCCACGAGAAGCGGGTTGGCGGAGAGCCCCGTTACCGAGGCTCCTTCCTTTATTTCCAACGTTGCGCCGATAACGATTTTTTCACCGCCTTGTTCGGTGTAGTTTTTTGTGTTGTAACCCATGTCGCACCTCCGTTACGCTTTTTGCTGGAGAACCTTGATGGCCTCCGGCAGAATCAGTTTGCCGTCCACACGCTGAGTGGCCATAAAGCCCACCTGACCTGTAGTAGCGAAAAGCTCGTTCAAGCGTTTGAAGGAGCGCCCCTGTCTATCAGCGATCCAGTAATACTTGAAATCGCCGAAAGCGATGGTCTTAGCACCGGATTCAATTGTCGGTACATATGCAGACGTGTAGACGGGACGGTTTAGGATGGTATCGGGAGTGCCTGCGGTCAGTGAAGGCTGCCACAGATATTGCCCCTGTCCGTCCTTCAGCTTACGAATCGCCTTAACCGTGGAGTCGTTCATCACGAACACAGCCTTTTTGCGGTAAGGAGATTTCAAGGAATAGAACAGGTCGATAACTTCATCAACAGTTATTGCGGTAGCGCCTGCGGTAGTGACTCCAAGTTGTGCGCCACCTGTTGCAGCGAAAATACCTGTAGGCTTACCGGAACCGTCGCCCACAAAGAAGGCTTCTTCTTCCTTAGATCCGATACGGCGGGCAAATTCGGTGCTGATATAGCTCGGTAGATCAAAGACTGAATCGTTAAGCAGTTCATCAGACACCTTAATGAAGGTACCAAGTTTGTATGCTCCGATAGAGGTCTGACCGAAAACCTCATCGGTATCGGGATAGAGTTCCTCTTCGTCGAGCCATGAGGCTGTACCGTGTGTAGTGACTACCGGAATTTTACGGTCGCCGCTGGAGGTCTGAATGATTTTTGCCAGCTTACGGAAAATATTTTCTTCCTCCAAAGACTGTACGAGTGTACGTTCAAACTCATCCGGTACAAGGTAGCCGCCCTCGCTGTCTTCTCCGACTTCCAAAGCGTTTCTAATATCATAATGCGGATTTTTAGAGCGCATCACGTTCCAGAACGCCTTTTTGTATTCATCTGAAGCTCTCCCTGTTTTGGTATCAGCACCGGGAACGGTGGGTTTGGCTGTTAGCGGAGTGTTCAGTGGCTTTGATAGCTCACGATCAAGGGCTTCCTGTTTTTCAAGTCGTTCAATTTCCTTACCAAGAGCTACAACATCGGCTTCCATTTTGTCGTAGGTAGCGGTATCTTCAGCGGAAACCATACCGTCCGTACCGCGTTTGGCGTCGAGGAAAGCTTTAGCAGCTTCCCATGCTTTTGCGCGCTTTTCGCGCAGTTCAAGAATTTTACTCATGTGTTTTTCCTCCTCAAAATTTAGTGTTGAAGTAAAGAAAGCCGCTTCTCAAGCCATTCCGCAGGAGTAGCTTTGGCGACATCAATAGGGGTACTGGTTTTCTGTTTTGACAATTTGGGTTTAACCTTGTCAAGTAAAGAGTTTGTTACAGCCCGACGGCTGAAAGCGAATGTCACATCCTCTGCTTGCACACGCTTTTTCTCATCCTCCAAAATTCCGTCTGCAAACCCAAGTTCTATGGCTTTGTTGGCGTTTAGCCAAGTTTCGGCATCCATAAGGTGGGAGAGTTTTATTCGTGATTGCCCGGTTTTGATTTCATAGGCATTGATGATGCTTTCCTTCACCTCCGAGAGCATTGCAATGGCTTTCTGCATTTCCTCACTGTCGCCGATCGCGATAGTCAGTGGATTGTGTACCATCATGAGAGCGGTAGGGGCCATTAGCACAGTTGTTCCCGCCATCGCAATAACGCTCGCTGCTGATGCGGCAATACCGTCAATCTTGACTGTGACCTTGCCTTTGTAGTCCATGAGCATGGCATAAATCTGACTTGCGGCAATACAGTCACCGCCCGGAGAGTTGAGCCAAATAACAATGTCACCCTCACCGGCATTCAAATCTGCTTTGAAAGCCTTAGGGGTGACATCATCGTCAAACCATGATTCTTCTGCAATCACGCCATCAAGGTAGAGCGTTCGTGTGCCGGATTCCTCATCCCGCACCCAGTTCCAGAATTTCTTCATTCGGTTTCCTCCAATCTTGTTGTATTTGCGAACGCACCTGCGTCCTGTAATTTGGTCATCGCACCGTTGATAAGGTAGAGATCTCCTCCAAACTCCGCCGGAATACGATCGAGATTTTCTAGCTCACGGATATCGTTTGCTGACATCCATCCGTTCTGCCTTGCGGTTGCGTATCCGCTCATGCGGGAAACATAGTCGCCTCGAAGCAAGCCGTCTACATTAAACTTAATGAATACGATTGGCTTTTCGCTTTCCATAAGCAGGGCACGACACATGGACTGCTCCCAGCGCACTACCCACGGATCGAGCGTGTACTTTACAAACTCAAGCGACTGTTGCTCGATGTTGCTGAATGAGGATTTCTCCAAGTCAGCAAGCATATGAGGCGGCACTCTGAAAATACGGGCAATTTCATTTATCTGAAACTTCCGGGTTTCCAAAAACTGCGCCTGCTCGGGCGAGATGCCTATCGGCTGATACTTCATGCCCTCCTCGAGAACAGCCACACGGTGCGCATTTTGTGAGCCTTGGTAGGCAGCATTCCAGCTTTCCTTGACCTTTTGCGGGTCCTTTATGGTGCCGGGGTGTTCAAGAACACCGCCCGGTGCTGCTCCGTTTGCGAAAAACTTCGCGCCGTATTCTTCAGTAGCAATAGCAAGTCCCACTGCATTTTTCGCCATAGCTATGGGTGAGTAACCAATAAGTCCGTCAAAGCCTAAGCCCGGTATATGCAGAACTTCGGACGGTGCGAGATATACCTGGCTGTCATCACCAAGAGTAGGTGCATCGTCACTAGTGCGGGAGTAAAGATAAAACAACCGACCTTTACTGTCGCGGTCAACTGTCATTTTGTTCGGCATGAGAGGATAGAGAGCGATTACCTCACCACGGGCGTTTCGAATTATCTGTGCATAAGCATTGCCCCATAACAAAAGATGACTCATCAGCGTTTCTCGAAACGCAAACGAAGTCATCTCAGGGTTCGGTTCATCATGAAGCAGTTTATATAAAGGGTGTTTTAAATATTTCTCTTTGCCGCCCGAATCATTATATCTGTACACGTGAAGCGGCAGCCCCGCCAAGGTTTCA